TTACAATGGTTCTAACACAACATTTAGTTTAGGAACACAAGTAGGTTCTGCAGCACAGTTATTAGTATCACATGATGGTGTTATACAAAAACCTGGAACAGACTATACACTAGCTACAGGCGGAACACAGATTACATTTACTACAGCACCTGCTAGTGGAGCATCAATCTTTATTGTAGAAATATCTGGTGCAGTTGGCGGTCCTATGAACAGAGACATTAATGGTGAAGAGTTAATTTTAGATGTGGATGGCGACACAAGTATTCAAGCAGACACGGATGATCAGATAGATGTAAAGATAGGCGGCACAGACCAATTTAGCATTAAAGATGGTGTCATCGAGCCTACCACAGACAATGATGTAGATATTGGTTCAACATCAAAAGAATTTAAAGATGGGTATTTTGATGGCACATTACACTGTGATGTTTTAGATTTAGCAGGCACAGAGTTTACTTCTGTAGGAAAAATTGCTCAAGTAGTTACAACAGTCTTAACAAGCACAACATCATCTAGTTCTACAAGTTATGTAGATGTAGGCATGAATATATCAATCACACCTTCAGCAACTTCTAGTAAAGTTTTACTAATGTTTTTCCCAAGACTAGGACACGACACAGGAAGTGCTAATGTTTTTATGAAAATTAGAAATAATACTGCTGGTTCTGATGTTACTGCTGATCCATTTATTGTAAGAAGATGGCCGAGTGATGGACAATCAGCTTATTATACAGAACCTTCCCCTATAGTAGTGCTGGACTCGCCAAATACAAGTTCGGCAGTTGAATACAGAATGCAATTTAAAACAAATGGGGGTGGTTTTAGAATTAATATGCCAGCTAACAATGGTGGTTATAGTGATACTGAAGTTTCAACAATTATAGCAATGGAGGTACTAGCATAATGGCTGATTTACATAAAGCAATTAGAGCAATTCATAATGATGTAGTCACAATACATGGTAACACAAAAGAAGATATAAGAGCCTTAGATAATAGTGGAAACAGTGTAACTATAAACTGGACAAATGTTGAAGCGTGGACTGATCCAGACGAATATAAAATTAAAAGATTAGCGTCTTATCCAACTTTTCAAGAATTTGCAGAGGCGTACTGTGAAAAAGAAATTGGTGGAGATTCTACAAAATGGGATGCTTATAAAACAGCTTACAATAAAGTAAGAAGCGACAATCCAAAAGGTTAATAATGTTCGGCATATCCTCTTTTGCTGAATTCGCTTTTGGTGAATCTACTCATCAACCGGTAAATCTAGAGGGTATTCAAGCTACAATAAGTTTAGGTGACATTACCGCTATTGAGGCTAATGCTGATGTTACTTTAGGAACCAATGTAAATAACATCTCTATTGGTGATCTGACTTTTGTTGGGGCAGCCAATGTCACTGTCAGTGGCAACGCAGTTACATCGAGTCTTGGCAGTATGACACCAAAGGCAGCTGCAGACGTAGCTGTCAGCACTAACTTAGCAGGAACTGTGGGAGTGGGTTCTGTAACCATTGTGGCTAAAGCAGTGGTGGTTCCAGGCACTAACTTACTAACCTCGACTGTCAACGGTCCTGGTGTTGTAACTTGGAATGACATAGACGTGAACGCAAGTCAAACATGGACAAACGTGGAAACATAATATAAATTTGGAGGCAGTATGGCATCAACATTTTCTACATCACAAAAATTTGAATTAATTGCTACGGGTGAAAAAGCAGGTCTATGGGGATCTACAACCAACACTAATCTACAATTAGTAGAGGAGGCCGTAGGTGGTTATTTATCTTTAAATGTAGCATCCTCAGACCAAACCTTAACTATTGATAATGGCTCTTCGTCCAATGGACGAAACATGATTATTAAGTTTACAGGCACTTTGGCTGGTAATAGAAGTGTCACTGTTCCCGACTCTATAGAAAAAATGTATTTGATAGAGGACGGCACATCAAGAAGCACAAGTGATTATACCTTAACTTTTAAAACAGCGTCTGGCACAGGTGTAACAATGCCGGTGGCCTCAAAGATGGTCGTCTACTCTGATGGGACAAACATAGTTCAATTAGCAGTAGAGAAGGGTTATCACTCAATAGATAGAAACTACACAGCCGTTAACAACGATCAATTAATTATAGACACAAGTGCAGCAGCAAGACAGGTAACACTACCTGCTTCTCCTAGTGTCGGTAACGAAGTTACCTTTATAGATGCAAAAGCGTCTTTTGGTTCTAACAATCTAACAATTGCAAGAAACGGTTCTAACATATTGGGGTCCGCATCTAATTTAGTTGTGTCAGTAAACGGAACTGCGTTTACATTAGTCTTCTTGAACGCGACTCGCGGTTGGGCATACAAAGATAAAATTTAAGGAGGATAGATGCCTCTTATCACTCTAGACTTTCTACCAGGCATAGACAAGCAAGACACCACTAAAGGTGCTGAGCGTCGTTTTATTGATTCTAACAATGTAAGATTTAGATATGGTCTGCCTGAAAAGGTCGGAGGTTGGTCCTCTCTTTTACCAGATAAGATAGTCGGTGTTGTCAGAGCACAACATCCGTTTACAGATTTAGATGGCAATAGGTACGTGGCCCTCGGAACGGATAAGTTCTTATTGTTATACTTTGAAGGTCAACTGTTTGATATTACACCGATCAAAAGTTCTTTGACATCGTCTACGATGGCGACCACAAACACGTCAGCTAGTGTTACCATAACAACCACAAGTGCACATGGCGCAAAGGCCGGTGACATAGTGCAACTAGATAGTGTCACTCTACCTAGTGGTACAGGTCTTAGTGCATCTAACTTTGAAGATGTCAAGTTTCAAATAATAACAGCCCCTAGTACGACAACTTTTACAATCACATCAACTGCAGCTGCCTCGGCTTCAATATCTACAGGAGGCTCTATGACTTGTAAGTTTTATGAACCTGTTGGTCCAAGAGAGCAAACTTATGGTTATGGTTGGGGTGTTGGTAACTGGGGAGGCACTGTTGATTCTGCAACAGCAACAACAGTCAACGAAGAGTTAGACGCATCAGAAACAACTATTACATTATCAGACGCTTCTGCTTTTCCTAGCTCGGGCACTATCTTAGTAGACTCAGAACTTATTTCATATTCTGGTAAATCAACTAATGATTTAACAGGGTGTACAAGAGGAGCCTCTGGAACCACCGCGGCAACACATAGTAATGGCGCCACAGCCACCGACGCATCAGACTTTGGTGGATGGGGTGTAGCTGTGAAAGCAGACCAAGTAGAACTAGAGCCAGGTCTTTGGTCCTTAGATAATTTTGGTCAGGTATTAGTTGCAACAATTGCAAATGGTAAAACTTTTACATGGAACGCCGGAGCTACAAGCGCAACATCTAACAGAGCGTCTACTAGCACCTCTAGCTTTTCTACTTCTAATAATCCAACTGCATCAAGAGCTACATTAATATCACCCACCACAAGACACCTAATACACTTTGGAACAGAAACAACGATAGGAACAACTAGCACACAAGATGACATGTTTATCAGGTTTGGTGATCAAGAAGACATTAATACTTTTGCACCTTCAGCAGTTAATGCAGCAGGCACACAAAGATTACAAGACGGAACTAAAATAATCGGAGCTATCAAGGCAAAAGAAACAATTCTAATATGGACCGATACAGCTTTGTATACCATGAAGTTTATTGGTGCGCCTTTTACATTTGGCTTTGAGCAGGTTGGCACAAACTGTGGTTTGATAGGTAAGAATGCAGCTGTCGAGATAGACGGTGTTGCCTATTGGATGAGTAATAATGGATTCTTTCTATTTGATGGTACAGTCAAATCGCTACCTTGTTCTGTTGAGGACTTTGTCTATGACGATATCGATCTAACAAAAGGACAACAGATTACAGCAGGTGTTAACAACTTGTTTACAGAGATTATTTGGTGGTATCCCTCATCAGGTCAAAGCTTTAATAACAGATTAGTTGCATACAACTATCTAGAGTCACCGGGATCGCAAGTCCCTGGTGGTATTTGGTATACTAGCACAGAGGGTAGAACATCTTGGATGGACGCTAAGATATATCCAAAACCATATGCAACATCTTACGGATCTACTGAAACAGGGACCTTTCCAACAATACAAGGAGTCACTGGTCTTGGAGCTACAACTTATTTTGAGCATGAGGTGGGTAGCAATCAGATTAACACAGACGGATCAAGCACTGCCATATCTTCTTTTGTAAAGTCTTATGACTTTGACCTGGAGGGACAAGGTAGTGAAGGAGATAGATTTTTGTCTGTTCGTCGTTTTGTGCCAGACTTCAAAGCATTGCAAGGCACTGCCAAAGTAACATTGGCCGTGAAACGTTTTCCAGCTCAAGAAGATTCTTCTACAGGACTAAGTCCTTTTTCTATCACGTCTAGCACAACTAAAAAAGATACAAGAGCTCGTGGTAGATATGTTAATATTAAAATAGAAAATGATGACATTGATCAGAGTTGGAGGTTTGGAACTTTTAGTTTAGACGTGCAAGCAGACGGAGGTAGATAATGGCTTTTTTAACTTTCAATGGTCGTAAATATAAAAAATCTCCGTTGAAAGAGGGTCCTAAAAAGAAAAGATTAGTAAAACTTTTGATGTCTGCAAGACGAGATGTTGGAAAAGCACTAAAAGATAAAAACAAAGATGCTGAGAGAAAAGCTAGAAACAGAGTGCACAAATATAAAAAAGAGTTAGGAGAGAGATAATGGCAAAAATAAATGTAAAAATACCAGAACCAAAAGATAACTACGATACATCTAACCAAAAACAGATAAACAGATCTATAACTACACTTATTGAACAATTGA